CCAATGGCGCTTCCTGTTGCATTCGTAAGTGTGGCTGATTCTGTACCTGTTAGCACAGGAGATCCAGATGCTGATCCTGTTGCATTCGTAAGTGTGGCTGATTCTGTACCTGTTAGCACAGGAGATCCAGACGCGGAAGAAGTCGCCGCCCCCAACGTCGTAGAGGCGGGACCACCTGCGATAGGTGACGCGATTGTTATGGCTAGAGTGGTGGGGGTTAAGTTTACATAAGAGTTGTCTACTGGATTGCCTACACCCGCTTTTATGAAACTTGAATAGAGCATTAGTCGTGTGGGAGTATTAAAGGAAACACTAGAGATACTTAGCGGTATCGTTATCGAAGATTGACCCACTAACTCCGATGTGTTTACGTTGCCCACGAGTGTCAAAGCGGGTGACGACGGGTTCACCCAGTCGCTGGCTGTTAGTGTTCCATAGTCTAGTTTATAAACTTCAATTCCGAAATCACTCACTGAGTTATCGGTGTTTATAGAAAGACTCAATGCAGCAGAGGAAACAGTTCCTATGTAGTTTGAGGTATTAAACTCTACATAACCAGCGTAGCCTTGGTTATTAGTCTGGGAGACACCCACTTGAACAGAGGCACCAATGGTGGCCTGCCTGATTGCGCCACCGTTAAGGATGTCCGCTACTGTGCCAGCGACTGAGTTAGCAGTTACATACCCACTGTTAGAAGCATTCAGGGTTGTAAAAAGGGTTGAAGTCGGAGTTAGGAATTTGTTGAAGGTTAATTTGGGTACGAATGCAAAATACTCGTAAACAAAATCGGTGGGTACCAAGTTGTTTGTGTTGTTCGCTGACGTGATCAGCAGACGTGTTTTACCTCCTGAAGTATTCAAACATGTCTTTGGAATAGCAATAGAAACCGTGGACCCAGCAGATATGGTAGAGGTATTAAATGTTGCTACGGGAGTAGTAATACTGGATAAGAATGCTAAGTCAGTACCAGTAATAAACTGACTTGTACCAAACGTGCCCGACCAAATATTAGTAGCGCTTACACTGTCGCCCCATATTTGAACAACAAAATCGTTTGCAGTGAAATCCGAAAAGGCAGGTATAGTGAAATCAAGGGTTACAGTGTCATACTTTGTAGACGTGTTACCCGAAGTGGTTGAGGTAGGCCCAAAGAACGCAGACGTATCAAACTCAATAAATGATTGATCTATCTCGTATCCTGTGGCTGAGGAACCTAATTGCCCAACTGTGAAAGTTGAGTATGTTATTTTAGACCCTAACCCGTTGCGTACGTCAGCATAAGACAAAGGGGGGTCGCTACCGTCAAACGACAACGCCGTTCCACAATTAGTGGTGGGCGACAGCGATACGGAGACAGTGTCACTCCACAGGTAACTGGAGGAAACCTTGCCACCTAAGGGGGCAGCGGGTGTACCATCAGCAAGAGTTGAGGTTGTAACTAGGGGGTCGAATCGCTGTACAGGTTTGGCACGGCCGTGCCCGAACCTACCGTTATTCGGGTACTGGCCTCTCGGGAGGGCCATGGCCCTTAACCTTGCGCTAGCGTAAGAGTCATGAGCAGCGGACCAGTGGTGGTCGACGCTGACTCAAGAGCCATTCCAAGACAGGCGGAGTCATACACACGGGGCATACCTAGATCGAACGCGTCATACAGGAACCCTGTAGAAGCAACAATGGGCAACTCGGCAAGACGGCGCACGATCATAAGACGGTAGGTACCGGAGGACCACGTAGCACCGTTCTGGATGGACTGCACTGACCTAACACCGGTATCACCGGCAGCCAAGGTGTACTTTTCTATGGTTCCGATTGCCGGAGCACTGATCTTAGTTGCAAGAAGCGATGCGCTTTTTGAACCTGTACCTGCGGCGTTCGTGTAAGTAATGGTTGAGGTACCAGATGCGGTACCACCTGTTGCCAAAACCTCCATCCACAGTTCTGTTCCTGTTCCCGTGGAATCTGGGCGAGTAAGAGCCGGTGGAGATACCGTTGACTGCAAGGCGGTGCTGGTAACAGACCAACCGCTACCACCTGATGTCCATATCCATAGCATGTCGTACAGCACCAGCACACCGGAGGCAGTGGTGCTGTTTGCTATACCAGAGGCGCGCCCTAAGTATGAGTACGCGCCGCCAGTCGGGTTGGAGAACGTGATGGCACCCGTAGTGGCTGACGTAGGTACAACACCAGCGGTCGTTTGGCCCGAGGTCGTATCACCTGTCGCAGGTTGACCAGTTGCAGACCACAGTGAGAACAACCTGTTCGCTACTGACGCTACGCTTGCCTTGTTTATCGCCAACCGCTGTCCGCCACCTAACCCAGAGACAAGACCATCTTGTGTAGTTATAGCCATTTACAGATGTCCTTTAAATAGAGTAGAGACAAAAAACCACTTAGTTCAGGTGTTGGCTTCAGTAATCGTAAACGAAGTGATCTGCACCGGCTGCCCAGCGGTGATTGACGTAGTAGGCATGTTGAGATCACTACCGGAGGTGCTCACACGGCCGTCCATTATGTGGGTGGTGCCGTCACTCTTCACGAGCCTGAACCAAGTAGCCGTACCGGTGTTGTCAGCAGACGTGTCTTGTGTGATTGAGTTGAGGGTGAGCACACCCACAGAGGCTCCTGCTGCGAACGTGGCGCTGCAAGTCAGTTCAGCGAGTAGCGTGGTAGCCGTACCGCCCGTCGCAGGGGGCGTACCAGAGTAGATACGGACGAGCGCTGAGGTGCCAGCAAACGTGGTGATGGCATCCAGACGAGCGTTACGCAGAGCGGTTGAAAATCCAATAGCCATTTTTATTCGGTCCCTTCAGGTACGGCGTTTGAGATTAGTTCGTCGTTTACGAACAACTTTATTGATCCGGATGTTGGACGGCGCAGGTATTCATGAGGGTAAAAGTGGACCCCCAGATACTCATCCGAGGTATCAGACCACTCTTCAACCCCATCAACTTCAACACGGTAAGTAACCATAATCAACTCGCTCTGTAGATGTCGTTAAGGGCGTAGGTCAACGACCCGCCGTTGGTTGTAATGGGAGAGGTAAACCAGTCGATTGACAATAGCGGATAATCTGCGTCAGTTGTACCCGTAGATGTCGTATAGAAGAATACACCATAGAGGTTGTTGTTGAGAGTTCCCCCAGCGGTGGCTATCGTCCAAGAAGTAGAGCACGAGAAGTTAACACGGTTGTTGGTGTCGTCTTCAGTAGCACTGGTTCGGGTGAGTGTGAACCGAGTACCAGTCGGATAGTTGGTGAAGTTCGCCTCCTGCGCCAGACCCGTACCGGTGGTCAGCAGTTGGCCCAAGAAGTTGAGTTGGGCGACTTCTACTGCCGTGTCATAGGCGGCGTTCTGGGCCGCTTGGATGTAACCGCATTTGATAGCGCCAGCGGCAGCAGTGTCCCATTCACCCTTGGTGAGGAGGTACTTGCCCCTGTTTGTTAGAAAGTGGCCGGTTGCCATTCAATCGTCCTTTCCTTGCATCTGTGTGCTCAATGATACCAGTAATGGTATAGTTGAAGTTTGGAGGAGTCATCAATGTACATGCTTGGTTACGCAGGACAGACCGTCACAAGGACTCAACTTCTGGCGCACCCCATGTGGGTTCGCATCGAACCTGAGTTCCGTCGTCGCCTTCTGGCCCTTATGGATTTGTGCATAGCAGCAGGTAAGCCCATCGGTGTGGGCGGTAGTTGGCGTTCCGCTGATACCCAACGCAACCTGTTCTTGTCGCGTTACATCGTAGAAGACGACGCTGACCTCACTGGTGACGTTTTCTGGGAGGGCAAGTTCTGGGAACGCAAACCCGGTGTAGCCCCAGCCGCCCCTCCCGGTCTTTCGTACCATGAACCCTGCACCCCAGAGGGGTACTGCCTCGCCGTGGACATGGTTGGCGATGTCAAGTTCGCAGCCACGCTGGCATCAAAGTGCGGCCTGAAGGAGTTCGGCAACGTAAGCGGTGAGATATGGCATTACCAGCCGTATGAACTCCCTAACAGTCGGCGCACCTTCACCGCGAGCATGGTTCCACTAAAAGCGTTCGTAGGCCCAACGCCAGTTCCTCCACCCCCACCCCCAAAACCCATCGTGGTGGTTCCCGCCCCAAC